CTTGGTTATTGAAAGCAAGTTTTACAAAGAGTTTCCTTTTAGCAAACTGTTGAAAAATGAAAAAATACCTCTATTAGACGGCTGGATCAAACAACTGGAAGAAAACATTACCAGCCAAGATTTCAGTGTGGTGGTATTCCGTATTAACAGACAAGGTAGTTTCGCTGTGTTCCATGAAAAGTGGCACGCACAACTGCAAATAGGCAATTATGCTAGGTATCAACATTATATTGTCACGGATTTCAATGACTTGTTCACTGTTAATCGCGATGTAATACGCAACATAGTGAAAACTCAACCTTCATAACCCCATTCAAATCTTGAAAAGTTATCCTCTTTGATAACTGTAAGGACGTTACTGACTCGTGACACAAGTTCTTCTCGATGACTGACTAGAAATACATTTTTGTTTCTGTCTCGACTATGGGCTTTGAGGATTTCCACACTTTTTTCCAAGCCCTGAGGATCCAGTCCTTGATCAAGTAACTCGTCAACAAAAATCAAGTTAATGGGTTGGTTGTTGTTTTCCCAAATGTCTCGAAAACTCCAGCTCAAGCTGAGAATTAAACGGGTGCGTTCGCCGCGGCTGAGTTGATCAAAATCCATTTCTGTTCCCAAGTGAGTAATTTCCACGCCAAGATCATTTTGAAACTTCACTTGGTGAGGTAGGCCCACACGGTTTAGATAATCTTGCAAACGTGTATTGAGATAGGCAAGATTTTGATCAATAATCTTTTTGCGGATGAAACTTTCTTTGTTGGTAAGCAACTTCAACAAAAACTCTTGGTGTTCACGTTGACTATTGAGTTGATTCAGTATGTTGTGGTTTATAGGTTGCAGTGTGGCTGTCAAACTGTGTTGTTGATCAAGATAGGGATTGGTTTCCTGTTGCAGCCGTGACATTTCCTGCTGAAGGTTTTCCATGCTGTTGAGATGGCTCAAAGCTTGTTCAAGATTATTGTATAAAGTGTTGGGTATATCAAAACTACGTTCTGCTTGCGCTAGTTCCTGAATGTATTCTTGATGTTGTTTAACTTCTAGATTTAACGGTTGCAGTTGTTGATCCAACTGCAAAATCTGTTGCTCAAGATTACCCAGAATTTCTTTGTGATTGTGATCACTTAGCCCTTGCTGACACATGGGGCATTGTGCGTCTAATACTTGACGATAGTTTGCCATGTTTTTGTCTAGCTGAGTTTGCAAGTTAGTTACAAGACGATTTTTTCCTGTAAGCAAACGCTGTTGCTCGTTCCGTGCAGACTTGAGCTTGTCAACATCTACTCGATCTCTATGTGCTTGTATTTCAACTTCAATATCTAACTGGCTCATGCTGTCAAGAGCTTGTTGAATGTCATTTATTTTGTCTTGATGTTGAACTTGCCATTTTTCACTGCGAGTATTGAGATCAGCAAGTGTGCGAGCAATCTTTTCATTGCTGGCTTCAATGGTTTTTATTTTGAAATCTTCTTGATCTTGTTGTATGCGTGTTTCTTTAATGCGTTCCTTTAGCGTTTCAGCCTTGGTGCTAAGCATGGTAATCATCAAGAGTTCTTCGATGATTTCCCGTTGCTTGCCTGCACCTTGACTTAAAAATGGCAGGGTGTAAGTGTTCAACGCCACAATGTTGCAGAACATAGTATGCGTCATGCCCAGCACAGCTTCCACTTGCTTTTGAGTCTCGCGGTTTTCACCTTGAGCTTCATCAGTATCAGGACTGTTGACCATTTGATCGTTAACAATAAATCTAAAGAAAGCTGGTTTACGGCCGCGTTCAATGCGATATGTTTGACCATCGCGACTGAACTCCAAACAAACGCTCATGTTTTTGCTGTTGATGCGATTGACCAAGTTGTCTTTTTTGATATTGCTTAGAGCTTGGCCGTACAGTGCATAGCTAATGGCATTTAACAGCGTGGTTTTTCCCACGCCATTACGGTTGCCTTGACCACCCATGTCAAGGTTTTCCCCTAACACCAAAGTAAATCCGCTGCGAGTTAAATCCACTGTTTGTGGAACAGTACCAACACTAAGGAAGTTGCGTATTTCTACATTGTGATATTGCAGCATTATAGACTCTGATAAATTTCCACTAGTTTTTTACAGTCAATAGTTTTGCTTTCAATACTGTTTAAGTGACTGATAACAATAGTGTCAACACTTTGAAAGTCTATTGCTTCATCTTGAAGTTCTGCAACTTCATTACTCACAGCGGTTTGAAACGCCAGTTCATTAACTGGCCAAGCTGCTTGTAATACTTCACGTAGGAAAGTCATGTCAAGATAGTCAGTGTCTTGAGGAATTTGCACTCTTACGTGATTTTGTGGTTGCAAATGACGCTGAGGATCATAAAGAAGATCTTGCAGAGTTAACACACGGTATCGTGGAGCTTGTGGCCATGCAACATAACGTGGCTCATGATTTTTTTGCCAAAACATCATGCCACGCTCATCATCCCAAACATCACTGTAGTTGTGGGGAAATGCATTACCAATATAATGCACATTGCCTTGAACTTGACGTTTGTGAAAGTGACCACTGAAAACGTATTTTTGCTTGGCTAAATGATTGCCATTTAGGTGGCCATGGTCGGGCATTTCCACCATGGCATTCATTTTGAACCTTGGCAGTTCAAAATGACCCCAAATATAGGGAACAGAAATATCAACAACCTTTTTCCATTCATCTCCCACCAGCCAGGGAACAAAAGCATGGTCGCCCACTGTGGTGATTTTATCAATCAAGTGAATGTTATCAAATTCTTGAATGTAAGGTATGCTGTGTATTTCCAGTTTGTCACGGAAATATAAATCATGATTGCCAATGATAAAAAATACATCATCAAAAGCGGCACTAAGCAAGCGCAAGCCGGCAACACTGTAGTTCAGCGTGGAAATATTAATGGCACTGCGTACATGATGCCAGTCGCCTAGAAACACACATGTTTTACAACCTTGTTTTTGAGCCTGTTCTATAAACCACAACAAAAACTGTTCGCATTGCATGTTATGCTCGCGACTGTTGTTTTTCATTCCAAAATGCAGATCGGTGAAAGCTGCGATGTTATCAAGTTGGGGGGTGCGATTTGTCATAGCTACTGATAGTAGCTTAGACAGACATGATAATCAAACTTATGTAACAGCTATTCCTGAATATGTGAACACCAATCGCCCAAACTCATATTTGTCTCCTTGACCGTTAATCAGTTTTTTGTGCTATTTCGTTTTCTGTTTGTCTTGTGTAGCTGGGAGTAGATCCGTGCATTATTAACAAGTCATCACGAATGTTTTGGTTTCGTTTTTCAGTATTTAGTATTCGAGTAAATGAATTCTGCACTGCGGACGTATAATATGCAAATGGATTTTCACTGCGACTTTCGTCAAACTGTAGTCCTATCTGACTTAGCTGCAACAAAGCTTGTCCTTGCATTTCTTCATTATATGTATTGCCAGTTAGATAAACTTTTCCATTACGTCGTGCCACAAAGCAACCATATTCTGTTTCTGGACACCATACTTGTCCCTGGTAATATGTTGTTGGTTCGTTAGGATGCATGGCTTTACCACGTCCAGGATGACTTCTACCATTCCGTTTGCCGCCATGTAAGTTTAAACAAGCCCCGGTTGTGTTATTAGCTCGATTACTGAAAACATTTGTGGTAATACATTCTGTTTCTTTACCAAAACTTACATGAGTATGTTTATGACTATTTGTTTTCTTACCTAATAAAGTGCAAAGAGCTTGAAACATGTCTGTTCGTCCTTGATCTTTTTGCACCCAGCTAACACTGGTTTTGCGATTCCATCCATCACCGGCAATTAATGTTTGCAACAGCAGTTCACGTTGATCATTAGTAAGTTCCAGAATAAAACTCATAGGGATGTTTTTATTAGGGAATAAGTTTTCCAAAGTTTTACTATCTGACTTCCAAATTCTAAAGCAAATGTTATTTTTGCGCAGGTTTTCAGTGAAAGTAAAGTTTTGAGTTTCCAGGGCTTTACGGATTTTATCAGCGTTGGCTCCGGGATTTTGATAGATAGCAATGCTTTTTATATTGCCTTGCCTATCATAATCATAGCAGCCTTCTGTTATTATCCAGCCCGCTAATTCTACCAAAGAATCTGCATATTGGCTTACATCATTTCCTTTTTCAGCATTGCCCATGACAACTATTTTATCATTTTCACAAATTTGTTCAATAGGTATTAAGCCACGAGCAGTAACTATTTTATGATTAGGTGTAATCAAACTATCAATGCTCCGACAAGTTACTTTGTGCATCAGACCATCAAAATCACCTCGGTAAATAGATTTGATTTTGCTCCACTTGAGATCTCCTGTTTCGTAACTTAAAATAATATCCGTTTCGTTAATTTCATTAGTGTTTAACCAACCCCTTTGAGTTAGAGCTTGAGTCTGATCATCAACGCAATAGCCCCTCCAGTTGCCTTTTTTACTGTATTTTTCCACAAGTTTCATAAACATCATGGCAAGCTTGGGTGTAATGTAACCATGGTTATTACAAAACTCTCCGTTTTGTAAACCACCACGCCAGTGACTTTTGCCCACACATACCCAACAGTCATTTGTCCAAATAAAATGTTGGAAAGCTGGAAAGTTTATTTTAATATGGCGTTCTGCAACAGTTTTTCCAATTTCGTGTTTGATGGGATGAGGTGGAATGTGATCGTAAGTCATTAATCTAACCACAACCTGTTCAATATCCAAGCTGTCAGGATCTACTCGATATACAGGATTTTTTTCACCACGAGCTTGCGCTTCTTTACGTAAACGTTGTGATTGCAGTTCAGCTTTGCGTATTTTAGCTTGCTCAAGAGTTTCAAGATTTATCAAGTTTAAATCTTGAGTTATTATATCAAAACTGCTGTAAATATTTTCCAAGTAGCTGCAATAGGTATTTTTGCTAGCGTGGATTTGTTCTAAGAGTTCACGGTTCGTTAAGTATTTGATTTTAATTGCAGCGGTTATAGTCAATATTTGTCTCCAAAATCATCAAGATTATAAACCCGGTATTTGTCAGTGTCAAAATCCCGGTTTTTCGTGCTATAAATATAACAAACCTGGAGTCTTATATTTATGGGCCTAAGAAAATCTTCAAATCAAGCATCTCCGGGGCCTACTCAAGCCCCAGATATACAGCCTGCAGATGCTCCTGATACGTTCGAATCAGATGTATTTAAACCCTTTAATACTTATAGCGAACTAAGCGGGGCAGTTTTAGGCGCACGATTTGCTGAAAGAAGTGTTGGTCGTGAAACACAACGACAGCTAACAGTAACTCAAAATGCATTGCAGGGAATAGATCCCACTAAACTAGAGGATACCACAGCCAACAATGCGGTTTCTGGGCCTAGTGCAACTGATTTGCGTGCTCGTTTACGTGCTAAGCCCAACAGCGTAGCATATAAGTTATTATATGCAGATAATCCTTGGGTTAACTTACAAAACTATGGTGGAATGATTTGGCCATATACACCAAATATTACATACAATCAAGATGTACAGTATGATAGTCTTAACGCTGTTCATACCAATCAAGAAATTTTAGCATATAGTAGAACCAGTGCCCCAACTATCACAGTATCAGGTAGTTTCAGCAGTCAAACTCAGCTAGAAGCCCGATATAATTTAGCCTGCTTGCATTTTCTGCGCTTGATTACAAAAATGAGTTTTGGTGCTAGTGTAAATCCACAACGAGGAACTCCTCCACCTGTGTTATACTTTGATGCGCATGGTGGTGGTATGTTTTTAAACATTCCTGTAGTTGTGAAAAATTTCGCTATTACACTGCCTAATGATCCTGACTATGTTACTGTGACTGCTAGTCCGCAGTCTAAGGTAACAAGGGTGCCTGCAATATTTGATATATCTGTTTCTTTAACAGTGCAACATACCCCGCGCCAACTGAGAGAATGGAGTATTGAAAAGTTCCGCAGTGGTGGATATATAACCAGCGTTTCCATGAAAAAAGCAGGATGGATATGATTAAATCTTTCTATAATAACAACAGCTATTACAAGCTAACACCACAAGTAAATCAATATGTCACGTATTTAGATTACTGGCAGCCTCCAGTTTTAACTACAGGGGCTGACGACGCAGTTATTACTTTGCCTGAAAAATATAAACATCGTCCTGACTTATTAAGTTACGATGCATATGGAACTCCAAGATTGTGGTGGATTTTCGCAGTTTACAACAGTGATACTTTACAGGATCCTATATATGACATGATACCTGGCGTACAGATCTATGTTCCCAGTAATCAAACTCTAGCAGGGTTATTGTAAAATGAATTGGTTTTCTCGCGCTATAGATTATCTCGTGACGCCCAGTACTCCAAATGCACAGCAGCAACGCATCGCTGAACAACAAGAGCGAGGCGCACAAGCAGCAGACCAAGCCGCAGCAGCACGGCCAGTTGTTGCTCCTGAAAGACCTGATGTAATTGGAGCAGCTATAAAAACAGCTAATCAACGCGGCGACACTGCCACTATTAAAAATCTTGCAGACTTAGCTGGCCAAGCTAGCAGATCAAACTATGATGCTGTTACCAAAGCTGCCTTGGGTTATATACAACAAACTGATGCTCTGCAAGGCGAAGCACCTATACGAACAGCTGGCACAATAAGGCAAGTTTCTCAAAATGTTGAAACTATTGACTTTGATGCCCTAACTCGTGAGAGCATGCGACCTAATCCACTTGATGAATATGCAAACTATACTTACCATATAAAGTTTTGGATGACTAGTGAAAGTCTATCAGAAACAGTTTCTAGCAGCAAAGGTGTGGTAGATGCTATACCAAAAGTAGTGATTGCTGAAAGTGGAGCAACAGCAGGATTTAACATAACTGAGTTTACTCTGCGTAACTTGGTGGGAACAAACAACGAAACCCGCAACATGCCCAGTGTGAGCTATACTATGAAAATCATAGAGCCCTACGGCTTCAGTTTGCCTGATAGATTGAACTCCACAGCTCAACAGTTTGGTACTATTAACTGGCAGCGTGCTAAGTTTTTCATAGAAGTTTGGTTTGTGGGATATGATGAAAATGGCGCACCAGTTGACCAAGCATTATTTCATCAAATCTATCGTGTTGTAATTACCACAATCAACTTCAGCGGCAATGAGGGTGGTGGAAGTTACGAAGTACAAGGTATCATGGATGGACAAATTGGCTATACTAATCAACTAGATTTGCAAACTAGTACGATATCTGTAAGTGCCACTACAGTAGGAGATTTTTTTGATAAGTTTCAGAAAGCACTGAACTTCAATCAAGAAACTCTTGCATTGGGCACGGCTCCGTTAGCACAATATGAAATTCGCTTGCCAAATGAAATGCGCTCCTGGCAGATGAATAAAAGCCGTCTTAGTGATGATCAGCGCAGCAAGAACATGAACATTAAAGCCGAGGGCAACACAGTTCAGATAACTGCTACGAAGGGCATTGACTTCAGTAGCTTGGTTTACCAAACACTTAGCTTGTGTGATGAGTTTAAAAATTGGACACAGGGTGGGCAAAATCAACAAGGCAGCGTAACTACTTTAACACATGGCTTGGTCAAAAATGTTAAAATCCACAGCAAGGTAAGCTATGTGGGCTATGATTTTCGTGCTGGCAAATATGTGGAAAAAGTCACCTATACAATTGTTCCCTATTGGGAAACTCGGGTGCGTGGAGAAGATATTCCCACTATACGGGCTGTGGAAAAGCGCAATGTGCAAATGCAAAAACTCAAGTTTTTGTTAACAAGTGGTAGAATTAAAAAACGATATGAATGGATTTACACAGGTTTGAACTTAGATATTATAAAATTTGATTTAAAAGTCAACAACTTTTTTGCCATAGCCACAGTACCTTATGCCGGAACAAACAACTACAGCAATCAAACTATTGGCCCCCTAGCTAATGACAAAGCAAGTGCATGGGAACAACGATTAGCTCAATATCGCAAAGCCAAAGAGAGATATAATGCCTTGCCAAAACAAATTCAAGAAGCTGAACGTCTTGTAGAAGGCTTACAAAATGCCAATCAAAAACTACGTGGACTAACTGCTCAACTACAAGAGAAGGATTCTTATGGTGAATTAAGGGTTTTGGGGGCTGAGAGGTTGATTTTATTACGGGAGCGACAGCAGATAGTAGCAAACATTCCAGGACTTAACACTGCTCAACAACAAGTTGCTGCCTTGCAACAAGAACGTAACACCTTGGAACAAAATCTCAGACAACAAACACAAGACTTTGTGGATTTTTACGATCGTGAACCCAGTGCTATTATCCAAGATAACCCACAAGCTTTGGCTCGACGACGTGGTGTAGAACAGTTACGCAGCAGATTTGCCGCGGTGAACCAAGAAAACCAACAGCTTTTTGTTGAAGATCAAGACATTATTGATCCAGATTTTCCCTACGTTAACACAGTTATTCCTAATGATGCTGCCCGGCAAGCAGATGGCAATCAAGGCGCTGCCAGTCAGCAAACTCCTACATTTAGCACTAATCAAATAAACTATCCTAAAAGTCGTAGTTTGTTTGGCAGCGTGATTGGCAACTTTGACAGTGCCAATAAAGAAATGATAAAAATTGATTTGGAAATACGTGGAGATCCTTGGTGGATGGGACATAGCAACATTGATATTGACGCGGCTGTTCCTGATAAGTTAGCAGATCTTAATAGCAACTTCGCAGAACTGATTGGCGGTGATAACATGTATTATCTTACCTTCCGCAGCGGACAAGCTCCCAATCCTGAAACAGGATTCATGGAGTTTACACAAAACAATCAGTTTGTTGATGGATTTTATCTGGTTATTCAAGTGAAAAATATCTTTGCAAATGGTAAGTTCTCGCAGGTATTAACCAGTTGCAAAGATACATTTAGTCAACATGGTAATACTGCCATGGACAGTTATATCAAGAAAGCCGATGAGGCTGCTAAAAAAACAGAACAAGCAAGAATAGCACCTGCTAGCCCTGTACAGCCACAACGAAACTTACAGCCTTTGGGAAATCCTAGTGGCGATGTTTCAGGATATTAATAAATGGTATTATTAACTAGAACAAGTGATACTCCCGATGAGTACGGCTTACAACCACAAGGTAGAACACCTTTACTTGACAAAATGTATGTGGGGTTTGTAAGAGAAACTGATGATGACAGCCGCATGGGTCGCCTTAGAGTTTGGATTCCAGAAATATCAGGCGGCGATGGTCTAGACCCTAGCTCGTGGTTTATTGTCAGCTATTGCAGTCCGTTTGCTGGGGCTACTAGTGTCTACAACAACAAACCCAATGATACAAGTTACACAGCCAGTCAACGCAGTTACGGCATGTGGTTTGTGCCACCTGACAAAGACAACGAAGTAATAGTTGCGTTTATAAACGGCGATAGCAGCAAAGGCATTTGGCTTGGTTGCTTGTATCAGCAAAACATGAACAACATGGTTCCTGGTATTGCAGGCAACGGCGGCACAAATGGCGCACCTGTTGTGGAATATAACAAACGCAACCAATATAATGGTGATCCCAGTGAAACTTCTCAAAGGCCCGAGTTTGAACCTCTGCGTGACGCACTTTTACGACAAGGCCTGCTAGATGATCCAATTCGTGGGATTACCAACGCCAGCGCCCGGCGTCCTGACCCTATCAATAATGCTTATGGAATTCTAACGCCGGGTGGTAACCAAGTTGTTTTTGACGACAATCCTGGAAACCGCTTTATAAGATTACGTACGCAGTCAGGTGCACAAGTGCTAGTTAACGACAGCACTGGTTGTGTTTACATGAACAGTGTGGATGGCAAAAACTGGGTGGAACTCAGCGGTGGCGGTGAAATTGATATATATGCTCAAGCTGACATCAGCATAAGGACTCAAGGAAGCTTGAACTTACGGGCTGATTTAGATGTGAATATTGAAGCTGGCCGCAGTGTTTTTATAAAAGCACGTGACGAAGCTTTGGGCCCTATACCTGACATTGCTATTTTCTTGGACATTACTGATGCTCAAAACTTAATTATTGGTAAAGAACAATATACGTATGTTGGTAACTGGCAAAGTAGTTTGACTAATCAAATTAGCAACTCCAGTGTGGTTTTTACTGATGGTCTTTTAGTGGAGTTTAGGCGCAATCTTGATACCACTTACAACTTGATTAGCTATGTGGTTTCAGGGGTTGGTAAAAGTATTGAACTTAACCCCAGTCCTGTAGCAACACGAACTACTGATGGAGGTTTGATCAAACTCGAAGCTGCTAAAGACATGCATTTGATGAGCCATGATAACATGTACCAGACCAGTTTGAAAGAAACACATCGCAGTGCAGGAACCAATATATATGAAACTAGCTATGGCAATTACGATAGAAAAAGTGGTGGCTATTTGCGTGACACTGCTAGCGGAGAGTTTGGAGTTTTGTGTGCAGGAAACTATGTGTTAAGTTCTGCCCGTATAGACATGAATGGACGTAATGCGCCGCAAGCTGCTGTAGCTAAACCAGCCACAAGCACAGTCAGCTTGTTGCAAAAAGACATGCAAATTATAACTGAAGGACAGTTTAGGTATATCTTGATTAACACCATCATGCCTAGATTGCCTTATCATGAACCCTATACTGGGCACAGTGGCAGAGTTGATGGTTTGAATGGAAGTGTGGAACAAAACACAAATGGTGGATTGAAAACTGGTCAAGTTATAGCAGGGCAAGACAAACCTTTGGATCTTGTAGGTAGTCCCCGAGAAGGCATGCCAGCAGGCAGATACAGTGGGCAAGGATATGACGAAAAAGGCAGCCCTATATACAAGTTTGAAGGTAATAGCACTGATCTGGTATCAGTTGCAGGGCTAAAAGCCAGTCCCAGTCTTGCACGTTTTATAACAGAATTTGAATCATCAAGAGCCGATGTACATCCAGATCCCAAAGGGAATCTTACTGTAGGAGTTGGGCACAAACTAACTGCTCAAGACATTTCCTCTAATAGCGTCTTGATAGGAGGGGTGCGTGTGCCATTGAGTCGAAACTTGAGCCAACCAGAAATACAAACGTTGTTGTTGCAAGATATTGCAGCCGAAGGTGAAACATACGTCCGACGTTTGGTCAAAGTGCCTTTAACCCAAAATCAATTTGATGCCTTATGCAGTTTTACATTTAACATAGGTGGAGGGAGACTTGCCAGCAGCACTTTATTAAAGGAACTTAACAAAGGAAACTATGCAGATATTCCCAACTTGCTTATGGAATGGACAGGAAAGCCCCTATTACGGGGCTTGGTTACACGACGAGAAAGGGAGGCTTTGCTGTGGCGTGGTAAACTGTAACAGCCCCGCCAACCAGCTAGATGTGCTACCAACACTTGGCCCAGCTGTTGATGCTGCGATCTTCGCAAGGTTTAAAACTACTAAACGCATGCGGGTTCTCAGCTAGTTCGCGCCGCCGTTCGTTATAGACCTCGACCATTACACCACGGCAGTTGTTGAACGATTTGCAGTCTTGGAAAGCACGCCACACACTGGTAGTGCAACCGTTGTTACCGCGACAATCCTCTTGGAACTTCCAAGCTAGACGCCACAGTCGATCATGTTCATATTTGCTGATAAAATAAGGGTTTTGATATGTAAAAATACTTACATCACCTCGAGGATTACTGCCATAAAAATTACCTATAATCGCAATACCATGTGCAAACATAAAGACTGAAATTGCACCTGCAATGTAAGCAAATGGGCGAAAAACCATCATGAGGTTGTATGTAAACCACAATCCAATACCAGTTGCAAGGAAAAATGCCCAAGGTGCTTCGTAATAACCCCATTCTTTTCCACTACCTCCATAACGGGTAGCAGCTTGTTTTGCAACATCAGCCCAACTGGGCTCTGCAGCAAAAATGCAGCCAGCAATAACAACGCCAACAAGGCCAAACAAGTTTTTCATAACATTACGGTCCTATAATGATAAAAGGTCCAAAAAAGTAGTTGATTGGGGCAAATAAGATCACAAACCCCAACCAAAGCATAGCAACTACCAGCATGGGCAAGCCCAAAACTCGTGTGACACTGATAGCTAAGGGAATCCAAACAAACAGCAGTAGAAATAAAGCGACCATTTTTCCTCCTTTACTGGCCCAGATTCAAATCAGCCAACTCGCGGTTGGCGCCGCCATCAACAACTGCATTGCTCACAGCCGCCTTGCTCATGATCAGTTCACCTATGTCCTCTTCCACAGTGCCCTCGGCAACAAGATTGTAAACAGTGACGTTGTCCTGCTGCCCGATGCGGTGAACACGATCCGCAGCTTGGATGAGATCACCCGGGGTCCAAGGCAGCTGGAGAAACGCACACGCCCGCGCCGCAGTGAGCGTGATGCCAAAGCCTGCACTGGCAATGTTCAAGACAATCACCTGCACATCATTGCGAGTTTGGAAGTCCTGCGCTGCCTGGGCACGCTGCTCCAAGCTAACACCGCCGCGAATCACTCGCACGCCGATATTAGCCGCTGCGAGACGTTCAGCAACTTGATCAACCATGCGCTGGTGATGTGCAAACACCACAAGCTTTTCACCCTGCTCGACAAAGTCCATGATCCATTCCACGGCATTGTCCAGCTTGGCATATGCAGCAATCTCACGGCACTTGCCCAGCGCCACGATGGCTTCGTCGCTCTTGGCAGCATTGCCGCCATGCCGAACCAGGGTTTCCATGCCCTGCTTCCAAGCGCCCGAGCCCTCAAAAGCGGCTGCTACAGCATCATACTCAGCGCGATCAAACTCCAGGGGAACCGTAACAAAAGTCTTGGGCGGCAAATCCCGGAGCACGTCCTGCTTGAGACGACGCAGCATGCAAGTTTCAGTCAACAGCGTGTTGATCTCGGCTTCGTTGCTGCTGCCGTTAAAGTCCCAGCCCCAGCGGGTCTTATGGGCATTGCAGAACTTAGAAGCAAAGTTAAAAAAGTTTTCAAACTGCGGCACCCAGCCAGCCAACGTGTTCACAGTTGTCCACAGCTCAACAGGCCGATTCAACATGGGCGTGCCCGTGCAGAACGTCACATGCGGCACAGCATCATGCACCGGACGAAACTGGCCACGCTGCCGGGGAATTTCCTCACGTCCTGTCACCAGCCGCAAAAAAGCCTGCGTGCGATGGGCTTTGGGATTTTTGATCTTGTGGCTTTCATCAGCCACAACATAATCGTAGTTTTGCGCTTCCAGTGCAGCCAGGTTGCGCTCGACAATGTCGTAGTTGATAAGGGTTACATCATAACCCGGCTGCGGTACACGGCTGAAACTCACATGCGGCCATTGTGCCCTAAGCTGCGCCTGACGCTTTTTGCTGGGCACAAAGCCCACAATCAGCACGCTGAGCTGGCTGCCCAGCATGAGCGTGATTTCCCGCCGCCAGTTCAAGAGCAAGGTCTTGGGCAGCACCACCAGCATGGGAAAGCGGCGGTTTTGCCAAGCATACACCATGACCTGCGCGGTCTTGCCCAGTCCGGGCTCATCAGCCAGCAGCACGTTGCCGTCCCAGCGTTCGAGATAAGCCACGCCATGCGCTTGATATTCCTTGAGCTGAAAACTAAAGCCCGGGATATCGCAAGCCTGCGTGTTGCTGTTAAGCACGCTAACCAACGCATCCGGCACGGGCAAGCGGTGCTTGACGCACAGCTGATACACCTTGCGGGCGTTGGGCACTGTAGCGGAAACGTGAAGCATTTCAAGCCCCGTGATGCACTGTAGTCATATATAGCACGGTTGCCTAAAACGTCAACCAAAAAAATGCCTGCATGGTAGCAGCCTCATGATGAAATCCAGCTTAGGTCAGCAAAAACAACAGCTTACAGTGCAAACTTACGGTTGTAAAAACAATAGCTTAGCGATTTCCGCGCTCTGTCGTGCGGTTCATGGTTAAATATGCTACGTGGGCACGCTAGCGGGGATCAAAATTAAATCAGGAAAAAGGTTGACAGCTGGGTCATACGTGCTAGTATGGCAAGGTAAAGCAAGGAGCATGCCTTGAAACACTGGATGGTGGATCACACAGCAACCCGTACCGTTGAGGGCATGATCATGTCCTTGGCTGGTGTGTGCGATGGTGCGCACAAGCATGACGCACAGGGCTTTTCGGGTGCAGACACAGAGTTTGGGCACAGCCTGGCTCAGCGTGCCCAGCAAGGGCGTGCCTACACTGTCAAGCAAGCGCAGGGCGCACTCAAGCTGGTCAACAAGTACCGGCGGCAGTTGGGCGGCGAGGCTGTGGTGCAGGCTTTCCTGGTTAATCCTGTGTTTAAGGCCCAGCCCTATGATCCTGCTGCTGCCCCTGCTCCCGAGGCTAGCCCCAACAACAAGCCTGCGGACCGCGAGCTTGTCAGCAAGGACACCCTGGCAGTTTTCAAGTTTCGCTATGACCCCGAGCTGGTTGCAGCTATGAAAACCATTCGTGGCTCGCACGGCGACAAGCGTTTTTATGCCAGCTGGGACCCGCAAAACAAAGTGTGGACCGTACCGGTCAATACCACCAGCATCTGGCTGATCATGGATGTAGCGGAGCGGTTTCGCTTTTCCGTGGAAGAACGTTTTAACGAATATGTCCGTAAAATACAAACCAAAACCAGCGACAGCCGCATGATGCTGGCACTTAACGGCGGACAGAACATTGTTGTTGACGATGGCATGATTACAGTTGCCATTGCTGATCCTGATATTCTCAAGGAGTTCCAAGATGCACTCGCTTCCTGAAGGTTTTGACCGTGAGCTTCTCAAAGAAGCTTTTCTCGACATGCCCACGCCCCATGGCGCTGTTTTTGATGATCTCCGACGGTGGTGTGGCAAGTGCCTTGTCCCCGTAAGAGGCTGTGAGGCTGTGGTAGGTAATTCCTGGGCTGACAAGATTTGTCCCCAATGCACAGCAATTTGGCCTGAGTTTATTGATCTCTATCAAATGTGGATGATGATGGAACATGACGAAGACGAAGAGGGCACAGAAGTGCTCTATGTGAACTGATCATGGAAACTCAACATTTCATGGTGGTCCGCCAGGACGACAACGGTTGTAGGTATGCAGTAGCAGACAAGCTTAGCCAATACGAGGCTGACTTGCTAGCTCTACGACTGTCAGCTCGCGGACACAAACAAACTTTTTTTGTGCAAAATTGGACCACTGCTCAGCAACGTAGGGACTTTTTGATGTGTGATTAAAGCACGTAGCAACAGGCAAGTAAGTATCAAACAGCAAGTGCAGTTGGGAAACCAACTGCACTTTTCTTTTGCTTGAATCTCCGGCTGAAACTGTTATAAATATCAAAAACAACATCCAGCACAATAGGACATTAACATTGCAAAGACTGTTTTATGGCTATAGCACAGTGGAAACCAACGTCAAAAATCAGCAGTTTGCTGACATTGAGTTGGTAAAACGTGATTTACTTAATGCTTTTTACACCCGTCCCGGTGAACGAGTCATGATGCCAGAATATGGCTGTGCTATTTGGAACATGTTATATGATCCTTTTGATGATTTAACACGTCAAAACATAGTAGATGAAGTGCAAAAAGTAATCGATGGTGATCCTCGTGTGCAAGCTAACAGTATTGCAGTAAATGCGTTTGATCAAGGTATAAGGTTACAAATGGATTTGTTTTATGTTCCATTTAACGCAATAGGGACATTTAGTTTGGACTTTGATCGTCGTACAGCAGAAAGTTATTAATAGAGATCCTCATGGCAGTTACTCAACAACAGCGTCAAAGCCAACTTTTTTATGCTCAAGATTGGCGAGTTATATATCAAGCATTCTCCGAAGTTAATTTTGCAGCTTATGATTTTGATACCATACGTGCAGCTATGGTGGATTACATAAGACTGACTTATCCTGAAGATTTCAATGACTGGATTGAAAGCAGCGAGTTTGTTGCTATTATTGATCTACTAGCATACCTGGGACAAAGCTTGGCTTTTCGCATGGATCTCAACACACGCGAAAACTTTATTGAAACTGCCACACGGCGTGAAAGTATCATACGTCTTGCCAGGATGTTAAGCTATAATGCTCCAAGAGCCATGCCCAGCCAAGGTTTGCTAAAAATAACCACAGTTATTACAAACCAAGACTTATATGATGCAACAGGCCAAAATCTCAAAAATGTTCCTATAACTTGGAATGATCAAAACAATGCTGATTGGTTGGAACAGTTTATCTTAGTCATCAACAGCAGTTTAAACAGCAACAACTATTTTGGAAATCCAGTTAAAAGTGGCATTGTAAACGGTATTGCCACCGAACTTTACCAAATGAATACCAACAACAATGGTAGTAGTGTGTTTCCCTACACCAGTAACACTGCTGGCAATACCATGGACTTTGAACTGGTCAATCCAGACTTTTCCATTGCAGATATTACAAGTGTTGCAACATCAACTAGTGGTATATTTTACGAACGGGCTCCCAATCCCACAAACAGTTGGTATTTGATTTACCGCAGCGATGGACTGGGTAATACCAGTGCAAATACTGGATTTTTCCTAATGTTTAAACAAGGACAACAGGGGTACACAGATTATCAGTTGGACTATCCTGTTGCCAATCGTGTGCTGGATGTAAACGTCAACGGCATCAACAATATTGATGTGTGGGTGCAAAATGTTGACAGTCAAGGCAATGTGTTGAAAGATTGGACTGCTGTAAGCAGTGTGAATGGATTCAATGTTATCTATAACAGTCTTAACAAAAATGTTCGAGATATATACAGTGTTTACACACGAGACAGCCAGGGCCAAGACCAAATTAGCATAAGATTTGCTGATGGAAACTTTGGTAGCGTGCCAACTGGCTTCATACGTGTGACATATCGCCAAAGCAATGGCTTGGCTTATCAAGTACGTCCTGTTGACATGCAAAATATTAACTTTGCATTTACTTACAATGACAACCTCAACAACTCATTCAACTTGGTATTATCCGCAAGTTTGCAAACAACAGTGGCAAATAGCCAACTGCGTGCCAGCAATCAACAAATACAACTTGCAGCTAGCCAAAACTACTATACTCAAGACCGCATGGTCACCGGCGAAGACTATAATGTATTCCCCTTGACTAACACACAAGCACTGAAAGTCAAAGCTGTAAATCGCACATACAGTGGACAAAGCCGCTTTCTTAACATAAACGATCCCACCGGCACTTATCAAAACATAAAGCTTGTCAGCACCGATGGCATCTTGTATGACGAGCCTGGCACCAACAAAGTGGAAGTCAGTGTGGCTAACACTCAAAACAGTCTAGCTCTTGTAACCAATTACATTCAACCCATGCTGACTGGCAGTCAAGGACAGCAACGTGTAGCTCAAGAAGTCAAAGACTTTTATTATTATTACTATCCGCGAGCTAACTTGCAAAGTCAAGGCACAACTGTTTGGCAAACTGCAACAAGCAGCAGTCAAATTAGCACTGGTGCATTGTATCAAGGAAATGTTGCCCAAACTGTAGGTAGCAACGTTTCGGTAAGCAGTGTGTTTCACGTAGTTGCTCCCGGCGCTTTATTTTATGCCAACAACACATGGTGTGAAGTCACTGCTGTCAACCAACAAGGTGTAGGAACCAACAATGGCTTGTTAAGCACTGGCCAGGGAGCCATAAGCATTACTCCACCTCTTATAGCCAACACTATTGGGTACCAGCCCACGGAAATAATTGCCAGTTGGAATCCCTTGTTCAATGCCCAAGAAACCTCAGATATTCAAACTGCTTTGGATAGAAAAAACAAATTTGGGATTCGATATGATTATCTAAATGCGCAATGGAAAGTTATTACCAGCGGCAATATCAATCCCGGTGCTTGGAGTTTATCTAACAGCGGTGACACTACCAACACAAATCGTGATAGCAGTTGGTTGCTGTTGGCTGCGTTTACTGGCAGCACATGGACATTCACAGCTCGCGCACAGCGATATGTTTTTGAAAGTGTGCGAGATGTTAGATTTTTATACAACACTCAATACAAAACAATTGACATAAACACCGGTGATGTCAAACAAGACAGTATAACAGTATTAGACATCAACACTGCCCCACAAGATCCCACAACTACAACTCCCGCCCCAGCTTTGGGCGCCAACTACATTTGGCGCATACTAGGGCAAGACATTTATCCTGATGGTTATGTGGATAACACCAAGGTCTATGTAAGTGGTGAAAACAATCCCCTGGGCTTGCCACTAAATCCCAACCAATATGATATAATTGTAGACCCAGAAAACATCGCACAGCGTATGATATTTTGGACTTTAGTTCCCACAAGTGATGGTTACGAATATTGGCAGCCACGTGTTATTCCCACAAGCCGCATTTATACATATGCCAATCAACTGCCACCTGCAAGTGATCCCCTTTGGAGTCAAGGTGAAGTTGCATATGTGATGACAACTGGACAATTTTATCAGTGGATACGCCGGGGTCCCAGCGGCGAGTTGCTGCTTGTGACCAATAGCTGGAAAATGAAAATAGGCCGCCGTGGTTTAAAATGGATTTATGATCATTATGCTCCCAACGAGCAACGTATTGATCCAGCTATAATGAATATTGTTGACATATATGTGCTTACAAGCACATACGATACAGATTTGAGAAACTGGATAGCAACAAATGCTCCAGCCAGTGCTGAACCACAAGCGCCTACTAGTGAACAACTGCGCAGTGTTTTTTCAGGCTTGGAAGCATTTAAAACCATGACCGACCAAATAATATGGCATCCAGTGAAATATAAAGTAATATTTGGAAATCAAGCTCCTCAAGAACTACAAGTGCGTTTCAAAGTCATCAAAGCATCGGGCACCACAGTAACTGACAATGAAATTAAAAGTCTTGTTATAGGAAGTATTAACGAATACTTTAGTTTGATTAACTGGGACTTTGGACAAAGCTTTTTCTTTACCGAACTTGCTGCTTACATACATATAAGATTAGCACCGGTTATAGCCAGCGTGGTTATAACTCCTTTAAATACTCAAGCACAGTTTGGCGATTTGTTTGAAATCAAATGCCAACCTGATGAAATATTCATTAGCAGTGCTAGAGTAACTAACGTAGATATTGTACAAGACTTCACCAACGCAACACTGGGTATAACACATGGCTAATCGCAAAATAGTAGAGTTACTTCCTCAAGTTAATCAAACAGCAGCATTAACGAAGTTTTTCAATGCCACTGTGGACCATTTGTTCCAACCAGAAAACAGTGAGTTTCTAGCTGGGTATGTGGGCAGTCATCCAGTCTATTACAATCCTGTTACAGATTTTTATGTTCCCGAGCCCACTAGCGATAGAGAAAAATATCAACTTTCACCCACTGTGGTCAGTCGTGATCCACAAAATGGTGCAGTGCAAAACATTTTGTTTTATGATGACTTGTTAAACAAACTGCGGTTGCAAGGTGCAATAACTTCAACTCCCGAGCGTTTGTTTAACAATCGCTACTATAGCTGGAGTCCTCCAGTAGACATCGACTTGTTTTTAAACTGGAATCAATATCGCTGGGTTCCACAAGGTCCTCGACGTATTGATTTGCTTGATGTAACTGACTTTTATCAAAATATTCGCGGGCAGTCAAGTTACACTTACACTGGCAGTTATGCAATAGCCAACGCTGATGGCAGCAATGGAACATCACAAACAGGTTCTATTATTTTTACAACAGGATTGAAAATAAGATTCCTAGCTGACAGTCGTCCTGAATACAACAACCAGGACTGGATAGTTTGCAATGTTGGTGAAAAAATCCTACTAGTGAACGACGATTGGGCAAGTGATGTCACAAATGGTTTGCGAGTGTTTGTGGATCAAGGGCCAATATATCATGTGCAAGAACGTGGAACCTTAAACGGCAACAGTTATAGTTTAGCCAACAGATGGTTCCATTTAGATGTCTTGAATGTCAGCCAAACACTGGCTGTGGAAAATCCACAAAACAGCCTAACTGAAACTTTTGCCCTGCCTCCGCAACGGCCTATTTTGCAATATCTACGCAACTTGGAGTTAGGGAACCAAGGCACAACCAGCCGTGGTTATATTAACTTCACAAGCAGTGATCCCAACTTTATTGCAACTTACACAGGGCTTGCCAATCCCGCAATAAATGGTCGATCTTTGCAAGATGGTGATTTAATCTTGGTTATAAATGATCAGGATTCTCATGTAAACAACAGAATATACCAAGTAAGTGGTTTATCCACTATTGGACAATGTGTGTTAACCGCACAACCGCGCTCACCCTCGGACAGCAGCACACTAGCACAACTGGGTGATCAAGTTTTATTGATAGAAACAACAGGTGCTATTGAGACATGGCACTATACAGGTGCGTCTTGGCAATTGGGACAAAGTGTATCGACTGGTAGTCGTCCACTTTGGATGCTTTATGATGGTTCCGGCATTGCCTTAAATGATCTAGGTGCATACCCCGGTAGCACATTTACAGGCAGCTTGTTGTTCAGTTATCAAACAAGCGACTTCCGCACAACAGATGCTTATTTGGGTATAAGTGTGGAACTAAATGAGTTTGGTGATTGGATATTTGAAAACCATCAACAAACTGACACGTGGACATATTTGCTTGACAACATTGCCACAGCGATTGGGGGCTGGAAATATTCCCGCATAGCTGCTGATGATTTTGTCCCGGAACAATATGCCAACGGATGGTATCAAGCTCAAAGTGACAGCCGACAGTATCTTGATTTGCAATACGTCATGGATCAAGGAACACTTTTGGGTGTAGGCGAGCAAAACAAAGTATTTTCAGGTTTAGCTTATCCCAACAATGCCCTGCTCATGCCCACAGGCGTGGAAATACCTGCTAATGAGGCAAACGATGTCCCCAGTGTAAATGTCATTAGAAATCGTCAAGGTGTTCTCTCACAGTTGTTGCAAAACACTGATTATAATGTCGAGAACACCAGTGTTGTCTTGGTCAATAATGCTCAAGAGCAGGATAGATATTTTATCAGCGTTTGGAGCAACAACCAAGTGCCCACAACACAACAAGGTGTTTGGCAGACACCCTGGAACCTAGCTAGAAATCCCAACAACCAAGATATAAGTGCTGTAAGCCGTGGTGAATACCTAGAACATTTGTCCAGCATGATAGCTAATCAAACTGGTTTTACTGGTGATAGTTTGGGATTTAATAACTGGCGCGATACTGCCAGAAATCCCAGCCTGGGCACTTATATTTTACAACACAACGCACCCATGCTCAAACTAGGGGTATTAAACTCTACTCCGCAAACAGATATTAACAGTATTACAGGCTATACTGATCCACAATTGGTGATTACTTGGGCTGACAAACAATATCAAACTTTTTACAGCCGTTTTATCAATTCCCTATTCAATCTCAGCGCAAATCAAGGCTACAATCTAAATCAAAATCCGCAAGTTTGGGTGCAAGATGCCCTGCGTCAAGTAAACTTGGGTAAAACTGCTCGAAGTCCCTGGGCCAACAGTGGGTATGATTTAACTCAACCAGCTGGTGCATATTGTTCACAGCAGGCAACAACCAGCACTTGGATACCTGCAACTGGCACTCGATTGGGACTCGCAGGTGCATATTATCCTCGCGTGTTTGTTGATACAACACAGCCAAACAATCCCTTGGTAATCCAAACACACGATGGTGCGGAAATAACCATGATTGACAGTGATGGATTGCCCTTAGCTGAGATTACAACAGGCGCAACTGCAACTAGCAATCCTGCATTGTTAAGTTCAGGAATAGCAGCAGCTTGGTTGCAGTTTGAACTCAACCTTTACAATAACCTGCTGCCAAAATACAGTAATCCTGACAATCAAGTTACATACAACATTACCACTCGCCTGCCCGGTAAATGGCGCACAAGTGATTACACCCGCGCTGAAATAATCCAAATACAACGTCCCATGTTTGAACGCTGGGCTGTTGCAAACCAAGTTAATGTGTCAGCAAACACAAGTTTTGATTTGAACGACCAGTTTAGCTTTAACTATCGCACAGTCCCTGATCTAAATGGTCAACCTGTGCCAGGTTATTGGCGTGGTATCTATCAATTGTTTTACGATACTGATCGTCCTGACATTCGCCCCTGGGAAATGTTGGGCTTTAGTCAACAACCCACATGGTGGACTGAAGAATATGGTGTATTACCTTACACAAACGGCAACACCAAATTATGGCAGGATCTAAGTGAGGGATTGATACGTCAAGGTAGCACTGCTGGCTATTGGCCTGCATGGGCACGTCCGGGACTGTTGCAGTGTATCCCTGTTGGCACTCAAGGTGAGCTTTTGCCTCCGCTTGCAGCTGGTATAGTTCAATATTTGCCCAGCACACAAGCAGCGGCAAGTGAATGGGATTTTGGTGACGGTGCTCCAGTTGAACAAGCATGGAGAAAAAGTCAAAGTCGCACATTTACTCAGGCATTTACAGGATATTTGACAAAACCCGCTGAGTTTGTTGATATCAACTGGGATGTTGCACGAACAGAAACTCTGTTTGCAGATACTCCCTGGCCGCAGTTTGTTTATACAGACACACAAACAAGAAAAAGCAGCGGAGAGTTCCTAGCACATAGAGAAAATCCCAGCTTGCTGAACCTACCTGCAAGTTTAAGTGAATATCAAACAACCACTTATTTTGGTAGCTGCGGATTACAGCATTGGTTCAGTGAATACTTGGTCAGCAAAGGACAAGATGTAACCAACTACCTTGGCAACGTAATACGAGGCACAGACGTCAATCTTGCCCACAAGTTCGCTGGTTATGTGCAAAGTGACACACTGCGAGTGTTAGTTGATAGTTTTGGTCAAGTGAACTTCAGCAGTCGTATTGTGCCTGCTGAAAATCGCAATGTCTACTTGTATAGAAGCGGTAGTATAGGTGAATATTTTTACAGTGGCGTTGTTGTACAGAAAGTAACTGGTGGCTACAAAGTATTTGGTTATGACAACAACAGCAGTGCCTTCACTGTTATTCCTCCTAACGTTGCTGGGCGTCGACAAGTGGAAACTCTCGGTAACTTGCGAGTGACATTTTGGCAACAGGGCTTGGATACAACAGAAACTGTGCTTTATGGAACAGTGCTTGAAACTCCTCAGCAAGTTGTAGACCTAGTAACAGGGTTTGGACGTTGGTTGACTGCCCAGGGTTGGGTTTTTGATAGAGTAAACGATGACAACGGACGCATAGTTGATTGGCAATATAGTGCCAGAGAGTTTGTTTATTGGTGCCAGGGATCTTGGGGCAACAACAACTTTATTGCTTTGAGTCCCGGCAGTAATCAAGTTACACTACGACGTCTAACAGGACAAATACAGTTTGTTCCCGGCACTATTAGTGGTGTTTATCCCATACTTAATAAAACAGGCACACCCATAGTTGAACGCAACTTGGAAACGCTACGTGAAGATACAGAAATAACCATTCGCCCCATAAACACTGATACTATTTTTGGAGCACGGTTGTTTGTCAACACACTGGAACATGTGATGATTTTAGACAATGTCACACAGTTCAACGACATAGTTTATCAACCTTTATTTTACCAATATCAACCACGAGTAAAGGTTTACACGCATAGAACACGAAATTGGACTGGACGTTTGGATGCGCCGGGGTATTTTCTTGTTCCGCAAGCTGGTAACACCTGGGCTTTAACCAGCAACTTTGATAAAACAGCCAAGGATTTCACCAGGTTTTTCAACATTGATCAAGCTAAACCCTATACTGTGAAAATAAATGGAACAACAGCACAACAAGAGTCAATTAACAGTCAAAGTGTAGTAACCAATCCTGTTTTGAATCGCATGGCTAAACATCAGTTTAGTTACCAACAACGCGATTATCTACGTGATTTGCTGTTGGAAGATGCCACAGAGTTTGAGTTTTTCCAAGGATACATCCGACAAAAAGGCACATTCAACAGCTTGGGCGCTATACTGCGAAACACTGGATTGATTCCTCAAGATAGCACATTTGATTACTTTGAAGAATTTGCCCTGCGTTTGGGACAGTTTGGTGGTGTAGCGGTCAACAACCTAGTGGAGTTTTATTTAAATCCACAAGATGTAACCAACACCATACAATGGATCAACTTGTTCAGTAGTGTTGATGCCGATATTCCCAGTGATGATGTATTGAGTATTACACCCGGTGACAGTCGTATTGTAACTCCTCCCACAAGTTATGTGACCAACCGTTTTCCTCTACGAGACAGTTATCAACCCCAGCCAGCTACTGATGTTCCCACAGCAGGTTACGTGCAACTGGGTGAAACATCTTGGCAAGTTTTTGACCAAACTGAGCTTGTGGCACTTTGGGACGACAAACTCGGCAGCACGCGCCCCGTTGCAGTAAACGACACAGTTTGGCAGTTCAGCACAGCATCTGGCAGTTGGACAGTTTGGGCGCTGCTAGACACTGGTTTGACAATTAATCGAACACTTAGCAGTCAAACAACTGCCAGCCCCACAACTGTGTTTGTAAACCAAAGCCTTACACTTGCCGACAACGATATCATTGTGTTGACATGTGTTCAAAACGTAGCTGCCTTGACTGGCACATTCACTGTCAGTGCTGTTGATGTCTCTGCACAAAGTTTTCAAATAGATATAAGCACTTTTGAAAACGGGCAAGGTGGTAAAATCTTGAAATACTACCCCATAAGATTTACCAACGTTGCTCAGCGCGATGCATTTGCCACAACAGAACCCCTGCCACAAGGGCTGCGTGTGTTTGTGGACCAAGGCGATCAAATAACCGGTGCTTGGACTGTATATGCACGCATTGGCACCACATGGTTGCCCATACGTAACCAAACACTCATGGTGGACAGCCAACTCATGCAAAGTTGTGTGCTGTTTACCAGTGCTTATAATCAACCCAGCACTGTGTTGCAATACTTTGATCCCATTCAAGGTCAAATACCCAGCTTGGCTGAACAAGAACTTGTTTACAAGCGTGAAAACGATCCTGCTCAATACAACAAAAGCATAAATGATGAAATTGACTTGCAGGATGATCAAGCTTGGGCTGATGAGCATGTGGGTGAAACTTGGTGGGACTTGGGCAGTGTGCGTTATGTGGATTATCATCAAGGTGATTTAAAATATCGCATACAGCATTGGGGCCAACTGGCTCCTGGCTCGGAAGTATCAGTTTATGAATGGATTCGCAGTCCAGTTCTGCCCACAGACTGGGCAAGTTTAGCAGCCGCAGGACAACCAGTTACTTTGGAAGGCGTGACTTTTATACCCAGCGGTGAAGTATATAACCCCAGCGCACCTAGTTGGTGTGAGCAAACAATCTATACCAGTGTGGGACGAGCACAAATATGGTATTATTTCTGGGTGAAAAACAGCACCATGCAACCTGCTGCGGCTTGGCGCCGACTGACCACACAGGAAATCAGCAATGTTATAACCAACACTGGCAATCAACAAATTCCCTGGTGGGCTGCTATCGATAGCACCAACTTGCTAGTAGCCAATGTGCGTAATAAGCTGGCTGGCAGTGCAAAAATACTGCAAGTTGCTTGGCAGGACGCCAGTGAAGATCCCACTGTTCACAGTCAATGGCAGTTGTTTAGACCCGGTGACAGTCGCAGTGTAATTCCTCAACAGTTTTGGCAACGTTGCATTGATAGCTTGCTGGGTTTTGACGGTTTAGGCAACGATGTTCCTGATTACAGACTTGCTGCACCACAACGCTTGGGTAACTTAGTTCGCCCCCGTCAAACATGGTTTCAGGATCCCATAGCAGCAGGCGCTAACTTTGTCACTGTAGCCAACGCTCTCATAGCAAACTTGGATGACCCTCTTGTAACCGATCCCAACAAGACAACTTGGCGCAACTACTTTTTCTCACAAGAACCCGTGCCTGACAGCAGCCAGTATGACTTTGTTGTGCCCACTATTGCAGATAGAGACCTATTAATACCTGATTTGTATTTGGGCGCACGAGTTTTAGTCACAGCAACGCCCTGGGCAATTTATCAATGGCAAGGTGACAACATTTGGAATTTGTTGCAGTTGCAAGCTTGGAACACTGAGCTTTACTGGCAATATGTTAACTGGTATGCCCAAGGTTACCTTGCCACAAGCACAATATCACAAACTGTGCCCTTGATACGCGATCTAGATGTTATTGATGGCACTACTGTGGAAATAGTTAAAGTGCTTAATGATGGAACTGGCAAATGGCAATGGTATGCCTGGCTGGACCAACAGTGGACTCTTGTTGCACAACAAGATGGCAGCATTGAAATCTTGCCCAGTGTTTACGACAACAGCTTGAACAACTGGTGTTGGGACCAAGCTGCTTTTGATAGCACATTATTTGATGCATCACCTGCACCTTGCTTTCAACAAATCATTCAGGGCTTGTTGGACGTTGTATTTGATGTTTTACAACAAAACACGTTGTTTACCAGCATGTTGAACTATGTGCTAAGTGAACAGGTGTTTGTGGATTGGTTGACTAAAACACGCTATGTGACTTTGCGTGGGTTTGGTGTGCCCTTGAGCACCAGTGTGTTGTATCAACAAGATGAAGTCAACAGTTTGTTGGCTTATGTAAATGAAATCAAACCCTACACTGCCAAAATACGTGAGTTTATCAACAGCAGAACTTTGCTTGATTCAGCATCGTTCCGTGTAACAGACTTTGATAAACCGCCCTATCTGTTGGCCAACGGCACAACTGAAATATTAGATGAAAACAACGCTCAACAAGCTGCTTACATGGCCAACTCAACTCGATATAAAGATTGGTTGGCTCAATACCAGTATCAAGCTTCAAGACATTTAATAAGACAACCAAATATCCGGGTGTATTTTGATCGTGTTAGCAGTGAAGCTTATGGTTGGGACTATGTTTGGGAAGATATAACTGGATTCTCTAAAACAGAAGACGGTGAAAACTGGGGGGCGGCGGCTCGCATACGCAATAGCTATCAGCCTCAACCACAAATGCCGCCTATTAGCGACATAAAAGAACTCCTACAAGCACAATACAAGGGACTAATACTGGACTCACTGCCCTTGAACTGGGGTGAAGGTTGGAACTCAACTCCTTGGAATCATTACACAGGTTGGGACAGCAACAGCGACAGCATTTATGATTATCTTGATGTAATCATCAGCGGTGGTGAAATACCTGAATACGATATATTCACTCCTGAAGCTGGCGGTAGCAGCAGTTTTAACTTGAGTTATATTCCACAAGGTCCCAGTCAGACTGTGGTGTGGATTGACAGTGCAATAGGTGTATATGGTCAAGATTGGATAATACCCAACTGGGTAACTCAAGCGCAACCAGTTGATCCTGGCTTGGGTTATGCTGTGGGTAATAGATTGTGGGTGACTGGAGGAACAAATCTTGTTCCTGCAGAACTGGAAGTTGCCACAGTAAATGGCACAGGTGGGATTTTAACTTTAACTGTAGTTGACCCTGGAGCATGGGACATTTGCCCACTAACTCCTGTTGCGTTAATACCCAAGCCCTATACTGGTGTAACAGGAACAGGTGCAAGTGTGCTTCCACAATGGGGCGGCAGACATTTGGAACTCACTGCACCTACAACCAACAAAGTATATGTGTTGTTCCATGGACAAACATTTAATGCAGCACCACTTGGTGAATATGACACTGTTTACGACGGATACAACTTCCTACAGCCAGATGTAAATGACAATCGTCCTCCCGAACTAGCTGTGGTTAGAATACCAGAAAGTCAAAAGTTTAATATATTCCAGCAACAGCAGGATGGATTTACTGTTGCCAACAAGATTTACACAACAAACAGTGCTGTAGTTCATTACAACTTGGGCGTAGTTCCCATTAACAACTCATCGGTCATTGCTTGGCAAGCTGGTAACTTGTTGACTGTGGAACAGGACTTTTTCGTCAACTATGCAACTGGTAATTTTGTTTTTGTCAATCCTCCAGTTGCAAACGAACAACTTGTTACATGGAGTTTTGGGGGAACAGGTGCTGGAATCACTACTCGCAGTGTAAAGATTGATAATCCTGGATCAGGATATTTTTCCGGCAACATAATCTATCTACAAGAGATTGATCCCAATATTGATTGCCGTCTCACAGTTACAGCAGTAGCAGCACAAAATACTCAAATACAAAACTCTGGAAACAACTATGTAGTTGGTGATTTGATTTGGCATGATGTTTCCACTCCAGCTCCTGCAATATGGCAAGTTACCAATACAACTGTGCAAGGTAATGTTCTTGAGGTAGAGTTTGTAACCCCGGGATATTATACCAGTATTCCACCAGCCACTACATGGACCACAAATGGCCTGGGCGTCAATGCAACTATTGACACAAGCAACATGTGGGGTGTAGCAAACGTATCAATATCCAACCCCGGCATTTGGCTGGTGAAACCTTCACTGCCTGTTAAAGACACTGACAGAGAGAATACTCCTCATGTTGGCAATCTTGCAAGCTTTAATGTGCTTTTTGATACACGACAACATCATGGTATCACAATAGCTGATGGTATTTCTAACAGTTTTGCTACTACTGTGGCTATTGGCAGCGCCAGCTGGGTTAGAGCCACAGTGGATGGCAATACCTATCCCTCTGCAAACATTACAGTATCTGGAACCAATGTGGTTTTGACACCAACTCCTGCTACTGGAGCACAAGTGGTTGTTGATGTTTTTCAAACAGCTTATTGGAGTCAACCCCATCAACAAGATATTCCTATAACAGCTAGCACATCTTATACACTTGACAGACCTCCCGGGGCTAGCAGAAGCCCTTATGCAAGTGTGCAAGTGTTTAACTTGACTTCCCAGCGTGTGATGCCGGCTCCGCCCCGGCAGGTTATTGCCATTACTAACACTGCAATCCAAACATATGCACTTACTATACCTTATGTTGATCCGGTGTTTACTGATTATTTTGCTGTGTATCAACAACAAAGGCAATTGGAACCTGAAGGTGAATATAGTGTAGACAGTGCAACTAACACTGTAACGATAACATCTACCTTGAACATAAATGATGTTATTGAAATAGTTTATGTAAATGACAGTTATGGTTATGATTGGAAAATACAAGGCAATGATCTAGTTATATTGAACAATCCTGCACTGCCCTGGAGCACAACTGGACAAGGCAACAGTGCAGGATTTATCAATAACTCAGATACCTTGCGTGTGTTAACTTGGACTCAAGATCCCAGTTACAACTGGCAGTTAGAACAGTTTACAAGCACAGGTAACACATATCATTTGGCGCAAACACCTCTGAATATTGAATCTCTGCAAGTTTACCATGCTGGACAACTGGCAGTAACTGGCAATGACTTTGTGATTTCTGGAAACACCTTGGTGTTCTCAAGTAATCCAGGAAATCCTGTAGCTGTTTACTATGCGCAGGGCTTGCAAGATCAAACGGAATCCACAACACGAGTGTTGGTAAACGCAGGTGTGGAAATAACTAAAAATCTCGCCACCGCCACAACAGTGTTGCAAACAGTTTACGCAACAAGTGATTACCTAGACATTGCAGATTACACAGTGCTTACCATGCCTCAAGGTCCTCAACCCGGGTATGTTTGGATTCAAGATGAGTTAATAGCATGGTGGCAAATAGATTACACACCAACTATCACTTATCCCAATCGCGCAATACTACGTAATATTTGGAGAAACTATCGTGCTACAAGTGGTTTGCCAAGACAGACTTACCAAAGTTCGTTTGCAAATGGCACAGGAGTTGCAAATACATTTGCCCTGAGCAATGGCACAACCCGACTCAGTGTTTGGAACAACGGCAATATACAAGCAGCAGGACAAGATTACACTGTTGTAGGCAGTAATGTTGTATTCAATGTTGCACCTGTGTTGGGCAGCTTCAATGTTAGATTTACAACCTTGCTACAAGATGCAATAGCAACACAAATCAGTCATGCTCAAGGCACAGCAGTATATGACGGACGCGGACAACAGGAGAGTTTATAACAACATGCCAAACCAACAGCCTGAAATCACACTAAATAACATCATGGAATTAAATAATGATAGCAATAAATCCAGTGATGAGACCTGCCCCCTGTGGGTGTATGGTAGTATCGTTATACGTGATCCTGAAACTCAAAAACAAATAGCAAAAATTCCAGGTTAACCCAGCAATGAATGAAAATATCTCGCCCAGTGTGACTGGTCACGTTTTAATTAAAGATTGTCTAACTGGTGATGTTTTAGCAGACACGCACAATGCCATCAATTGGGAAAACTTCAGTTTGAGTTTGGCAAATACCCTGGCTAATGAAAGCCGTGGCTGGATACAGGAAATGGTATTTGGCAACGGCGGCGCAACTGTTAGCGGCACTGGTGTTATCAGTTATAAACCGCCCAACATTGTGGGCCAAAGTGCCAGTTTATATAATCAAACTTGGTATAAAGTAGTAAACAACAAAAGCAGCTTGGATCTTGATCCCAGCAAAAATCTCACAGCCGTTGCTCACGTTACCGGCACATATTACAGCGATGTTGTTGTCACTTGCACCTTGGACTTAGGTGAACCTGCCGGACAAGATGCATTTGATACCACAAATGACTTTACAACAGACTTTGTGTTTAATGAACTGGGCTTGCGTGCTTACAGTGAAAGCGGTCCCAATACTGGCTTGTTGATGACACATGCTGTATTCAGCCCCATACAAAAAAGTCTTAACAGACAAATTGAAATCGTCTATACACTGCGCTTGCAAATGGCATAAGATAGGATCAAGTACAACACATGGCAACGCAAATTAAAAACTTCAATGGAAATGTTTTAGCTACCATTCCCGATAAAAGCATTGACACTACTAGCAGCACTTTGGAATTACCTGGAACTGGCTACCAAAACTATGGCAGTCATGTTTTAGATAATCTTGTTTGGATCATGCAGCATTTTGCTAGAGACGCTGCACCAGATCATGCCATCAAAGGTCAAATTTGGTTGGATACAACTGGCAATATACTCAAGATGTATAGTGGCACAGGGTGGATTGCAAGTGGTAGCATTGTTGCTGCTGGCAACGCACCTGCTAATCCAGTTGTGGGCACATTTTGGTGGGATACAACCAATCTTGTATTAAGCGTTTGGAATGCCCTGTCCTGGACTGTGGTGGCGCCTGTGGAAAAAACCGCAGCTTGGTTGTCAACAAAAAACAATGCCCCCGACAGCAACAATGTGCGCATGCTGGGCAATGCTACGAATAGATTTAGCACGGTTTACACAGTAAATCTTGATGCTACGGGTGTTGTAACTGCCAATCAAACAAACACTGGTGGTTTACTAGCCACTGGAACCAGCAACTTGCAAACTGTCACAGCCAATGTGGTCACAGTTGCCTCAAGTTTATCGGCTGTGAATATCACAGCATCAAGCAACTTACTTGTGCAAGGAAACTTGATTGCTGCTGCTTTAACAGTGTCAGGGACCAGTTTGCTAAACGGAGTCACAGTAGCAGCTAGCCAACTGGGTGTTGGTAAATCACCTGCTGGTGGTTTTAACTTGGACGTTGATGGTATTTCGCGATTTGGTGCAGCAACTTTCAATCAATATAACGGACCTGTTTATCAGTATCTGAGAAATGATTCAGCATCAGCTAATAACAGAATGTATGGGCGCGGGGTGGAAACCAACGGTTCATTAACTGAGTTCCTAGCTAATGATGCCAACAACAGTGCAACATATTGGTTACAAGTGTTGAGGACTGCTAACACAGTAAACAACGTAACAATATATACAGACAACCAAACTGCTGCACTCAGTGCTGATGCGCAGGGAAATGTCAGCATACCCAGTGGACATTTGGTATTTCAGGACGGAACCAGCCAAGATACAGCTGGCACAAGTCAAAAATCCGCATCAGGCTACCAAAAACTACCAAGTGGGATTATTATTCAATGGGGAATTGGCACAACTCCAGGTACAGTTAACCAAACAGTTACGTTACCTACTGCATTTACAACAACTAACTACACTGTAACAGTAACAGAAGCTGCGGCAGCTGGATGGTTGCCCGGTCCTGCTTACGGTCCTACTATATATGGCACAAACAATCGCACCACAGCGGCGTTTGACATTTGGGGTGTTAAATGGTCAGGCAGTAGTTGGGTAGCAGGATCTTTGGGGTATAGTTGGACAGCAGTGGGGTATTAAGGATAAACTAATGGTTTTAAATATCTCAAACTACGACGGAACACAGTTTGTAACTATTCCCGACAACTATCTAAATACCACTAGCAGTAGCTTGGAGCTTCCTGGTCGTGGTTATCAAAGCTATGGCACAGCTATAAACCAAGATCTACTTTGGCTCATGCAGCATTTTGCACGTTCCACACCCCCGGATGTTCCAGTTGAGGGACAGTTATGGTGGGATACTGGCAGCAGCTTGTTAAAGATTTACAATGGCATTCAGTGGATAAGTGGCAGCAGCATTCCTATTACAGGACTGCAACCAGCTAATCCAGTAGACGGTAGTTTGTGGTGGGATACAAGTCACAATCCCCCTCAGTTAAACATATATGCCAACGGAGCATGGCGTTGGATTGGTCCTCCGGGTTATGAATATTGGACCAGCACTCAAAACAACATTCCGTATGCTAATCAAGTATATTCAGTGGGAAGTGCTGCATATCAGTTATCACAACTACACACAGCAGATGCCTATGTGTATCAAGATGCCACAGTGGGCAGATACCTTACAGTTGCTAACTCAGCAAGTTTTGGTAGTTTGATAACCAGCCAAGGAACAAATGCAGTTTATCAGGGATATCAAGTTACATCAGCACCGTTAAATCAAAAATGGTGGTGGCGCGCAGCAGACACCAACAGTTTAGTTGAGTATATTACTGATGATACAAATACCAATGCTCGTACATGGCTGGAAGTAAATCGTTCAGCAAATGTAATAACTGATATTAATTTTGTAACTAATACCAACAATGCTGCTGTGACTATCAACAGCCAAGGCAATGTAAAGCTAAACAATCCTCAAGCTGCTTTGGTATTTGCTGATGGCAGTGTGCAACGATACGCTACGTTTACAAGCGCCAATGTTATTTCTGCATCAACCACTTGGAATGTGCCCTTGAATGTGAGCCATGTAAAGGCTCGCGTATGGGGTGCTGGCGGCGGTGGAGGTGGTAACCACGAGCAAGGTGCAAGCGGCGGCGGCGGTGGAGGTGGCTACGCTGAACAAATAGTTTCCGTTACTCCAGGTAGTTCAATAACAATAACTGTGGGTGTAGGCGGCGTGGGCGGCGGAAACAGCAGTGTTAGTGCCAGCACAAACAACGGTGGCAGTGGCGGTAGCAGTAGTTTTGGCGCATACGTTAGTGCTACAGGTGGTGTTGGCGGCTTTGGAACTTTATTAGGTGAAAGCAGTGTTGGTGGTGTAGGTGGTCGCGGATATGGCAATGCACTGGTAATATTTGGTGGGACTGGGCATGGTGGATTTTGTGTGGGCTTTAGCGGTCTTGGTGGAGCAGGTGGCACAGGAGCCCAAGGTGGTGGTGGCGCTCCTGCAGGTAGTGGCCATAATGGTAGTAGTCCTGGAGGCGGTGGCAGTGGCGGTGTAAATGATGGCTATGGCGGCACCGGGGCAAACGGTTTGGTAGTGGTGGAGTATTAACATGAGCAAATGGGCACGTCTTTCTGGTTCCGGCAATGGTGTAGTTCAAGAAACTACTGCTAGCAACCCCACAGGTAAGTTCAATCCCAATATAACTTGGGTTGAAGTGACTATTGCCAATAGTCCCGGTGGTAATATAAATGTAGTAGTTCCTAGATACACATATGAGCCCAATCTTTTCACTGCGCCTAGCTATCCCACATTGCCAGTAACGCTACAAAGCTCAGCTGATTTTATCGAACTAGTTAACTTCACTGGTAGTGGTAGTTGGAATTGGACAACTATTGGCACGGTTAACATAGTTGCAACTGCAACTACAAGCCACTTTGTCAGCTTTAGTTCAAACTTGTTCAGCCCAAATCTTGTTGTAGGTGGCGGCAGTGTAACACCTCCAAGTGGCACAGGCACCAGCGGGCAAGATTTTTACACTCCAGGTCAAGAGGGTGGCAACCAGGGCGGAGGAGGGGTATCAACCAATGTATAATAATCAAAACTTTGAGGTAAACCATGGCGCTATATCTTAGAATTCGACAATATACACCATTAACAACAAATGTGGTTGCTACAGTAAGCAACATCACAGTTAATGGAAATCAAGCTGCTACTATTTTAGGTCCGGCAGGCACAGGTGAGTTTCAGTATGAACTGCAAATAGCAGCTGATCCTGGTGAACAGGTAAATGTAGCAGCAACCAGGCTGGTGGCATTTAGCACCTTAAGGTAAACCGCTATAAATACACTGCGACAATTGAATCTGTGGAGGGTGACGTGGCTAAAGAAAACAACTCCGTTTGGGACACCATTTTTGATAATGTTGTCATGATAGATCAACCACCCGCCAAATACATTGTTGATGCTTTCGTTACAACTAAATCTGGTAATACTTACAAAATAAGCGGCAAAGATTTTATTGATCTTTGGCGCAGTGAAAACAAAAAGCCAGCTGACGACACCATAATGGTTTACTGTAAAGTCAACTTGGATTTCACTAGAATGAAGCGCGATGTCAGCCGCTGGGCCAACGCACTTGTCAAGAATATTGAAAACGACCTAAGCAAAACAAGTTGACTGTCAGCTAACCTTGAGTTATTATTAAACAATAACCTCAAGGTAGTTTATGACATTACAATCTGCAATCTTAAATGATGCCAACTACATTCCTGTATTAGATTCAGGATTTGTGGGCTTGGTAGACGTCATGGGTGATGATGCTCTTATTGCCCGTGCAGCTCGCGTAAGTTACGGAACTGGAACAAAAACAGTAAGAGAAGACACTGGATTAATTCGCTATCTCATGAAAAATTCTCATACCTCACCTTTTGAAATGGTTGAGTTTTTGTTTCATATCAAAATGCCCATATTTGTTGCCCGACAACATATTAGGCACCGCACTGCCAGTGTAAATGAATACAGCGGTAGATACAGTGAGATGAGCAGTGAGTTTTATCTTCCCGAGAAGCATCGTTTGCAAGGTCAAGATCACATCAACAAACAAGGCAGTGCTGATCCACTTGTGAGTTTTGATCAAACTGACATTTGGGAACAAATGCAACGTCATCAAGCTGAAAGTCTCAGACTTTACAAAACACTTCTTGAGCCGCGTGAGCTAAGTGGTGGTCAATCACTCAGCCGTGAACTAGCTAGATTGGTATTGCCAGTTAGTAACTATACAGAAATGTATTGGAAGATTGATTTAAAGAACCTCCTACATTATGTGATGTTGCGCGATGATGCTCATGCTCAGTGGGAAATACAACAATATGGTCAAGCTATTGGACAGTTTGTCCAGCAACGTTGCCCGATCGCCTATCAGGCTTTCCAAGACTATGTTCAAAGCAGCCGCAAGCTCAGTCAAGGTGAGACACAACTGCTACGTGATATTGTTGCACAGAGCAATCTTGACGAAGTCAGTGCCAAATCTGCATTGCGTGCCATGATTGCATTTCATGGTGATGAAAAAACTCTTTGCAGTCATTATGGCATCAGTGCCAAAGAGCTATTAGAGTTTTTACGAACTTTAGATTTTAGGCTTTAGGTGGAAAAGCCGAGCTTGCGCTCGGCTTTTTTATTGTTCCACTGCAACAGCAGGCGGCGCTGTGGGTAATCCAGGGTTTTTACTTTTGGCTTTGTTTTTAGGCGCCAGTTCCGGGGCAAGTTGATAAGCTCGTGAACGGCGTTGTGCTGCATCAGCTTCCAGCATTTCAGCCATGCGTATCAAATCTTGTGCTTGGGACATAGTGCCTTCACTTGCAGTGGCTTCAATGTTGTTGGCAAATGCATTGAACTTCACAAGTTCTTCTTGTGCAATCTCTGCTTGATCAGGATCCAAATCTGTATCAATAACTTTTGGATTTTGGCTTGCTTTCATGGCAGCCAACACATCACGTAGTGGCCAAGTGACTCCGCGGCGCGGCACTAGACTAATCAACTCCACTGGCAGCTTTTGCAAACGACCTGCTTGGTGCAACTTTACCAACACTGTGCTATTACTACCATCAGGACTCATTCTGCGTCCCAAAATATCGCCTAGGTTTTCTGTTTGCTGTGCTTCGTTGCTTTCGATAATCTTTTTCACACTTTGTTGGAAGATTTCTGGAAGTGCATCCATGTCCACCACCAAGCAGTTTTGATCATCGTCAGGTAAAGTCATGAATACCACAGCAACATTTTTACCTGTATTGTTAATTACGCCCACATGGCGTAACATGCCTTCAAACATTTGTTTCTCCTTGATTTGTAATGAGATGTGCTTGAGTTAAGAAACTTTGCAACTTGTCAAAACAAGCACCAACTTGGCTGTATTCACCCACGCGAAAAGCGCCGCGCTCACTGGCCAGCTTGATTATATCACATATTTCCTGCAAGTCAGGCAAAGTAATAATAGGTTGATTATCGCCTGTGTTGTCCATGCTAACATCCTTTTCTCGGGAGTTTAACAGACAACACAAGCCAAAGTCTAATCTCTGTTACGTGTAAGTTTCTTTTACAGTGATTAAATCCGGGGACCAAGGCAAATAAGGTATCCAGCTTCTATGTGGAATAGTAATAGGCCGCTGGCAGGCAATAGCAACTAGTTGAAAGTAGTCGGGTTTTATGGGTCTTACACGTGGCTTTAAATGGGTTTTATGCCCTTTGACACTGTTGCAATGTCCGCACGCACTGACGACGTTTTCCCATCGTGTGATACCGCCTTTTACACGTGGTAAAACATGGTCCACTGTAACTGACTGCAAATCCAATGCACATCCGCAATACTGGCACTGGTGTCGATCACGCATGAGCAAGTTGCTGCGACTGTATCTAACTCCGGGTTTCTTGCGAATGTATTTGTTGCATGCCATGACACTGGGAACTGGCCAGCTTTGCCTAGTGCTGTGTATTCTCCAGTCTTGGTAAAACTCCACGGGACGAGTTTCGTCACCAAACCACGAACGCATGGCATCTTGCCAGTTACGTGTGCTTAAAGGAATCACGCTTAAAGGCGTGAAATCCTGATTCAAGATCAGAGTATGTGCCATGACTGTTCGTTAATCTAGGAGTTCTTGGGCATTATAAAACAAGTTGCCCAATAAAACAACACAACAAGTGTCCAAAACACCACATGGAATGTAGCAAAACTCATGAGACTATCGTTGTGAACATCAAAGCACCACTGTCCGCATAATCCTGCAGATATAAAGCTAGTGCCAAAACAAAAGGCCATCCACAACCATAGTTTCATTTTAGATTATAAATCTCACAAGGTTCACTGTCTAATTAAGACTTAACTTTTGATCCACGGTGCGCTGTAGCTTTTTCCACAAGCGATCCATGCTGCCGTCTCTACGTAGTAGTTTGAAAACCAAGTTTTCAGTTCCAAACTCGCCATGCTTTTCCAAACCCTGCTTGCGCATGACCCGCAGCTTTTCCTGCATTTTTTGCATTTCTTCTTGATCGCCATTTTTAATAACTTTTTGCAGTTGGCGTTTTACATCACGGTATTTGTCTAGGACATTTGTGCGATCAATCTTAGCTGAAATAGCTTGGGGTTTTTTGATCCATTTGTTGTTCAATACACTGAAAATACCATTGCTAAAGTGTGGCTGTTGACTGTCCTGCACATAAACTTCCACAGGCTGTCCTTGAATGGTTATATCGTGATTGTCGTTGAATAGACTTTTTTTGGCCATGTAAAGTTCTTGTAAATGCGGCCAACAGCGACTGGAACTGTCTACTACCAAGTGTAAATCAATATCACTTTGAGGAGTGTAGTTGAAACTGCAATTACTACCACTTATGGTAATGTCTTCAAGATCAAGATCATCAATGTTGATGTATTGGATAAACGCCTGAGCAATTTGCAACAGCTTGTATCGCACTTCACGATCAAGTTGATTGTTTTTCCAAAGCTCGGGATTAAGTTCTTTGTGAAAGTTTGTTAGGGCGTTAAGTTTGGAGCTCATGCAATATTTATTGCTAGCCCTGCCAACGAGCTCCGGTGCGGCTGTTATAATCTAAACGAGGATCAATATATTGGAAACTTTCCCATCCCGGTTCACCGGGTTTCACTCTCTGCCCACGACTATATTCACCAAAATGGTTGACCATAATGCCACCGCTGTGTGTCTTAAGCAATCCAGTTTGGCTGTTATTTTTGTTCAGCATGAAGTTGGCAACTGTAGCTTCGCTGGGATAGCCTTGATGTTTGACATGATCATATTCACGGGCAATCCCAGCGGAATAAAAACTTGCCATCATCCAAAAATAAGGATTGCCTGGCTCAATTCGATAGTTTTTAAAAACTGTATCTTGTGGCAGGGCTGTTACAGGCTGAGTTTCATGAGCATACCAGTTGTTGCGTTTCAGTTGTACTTGACTGAGCTGAGGATTTGTCTGCAAGATCTCAATGAGATCTTGAAACTTCACATCATGCAAAATTTCAGCATCATCTTCTTGATGCCAAATGTAATCAAAATCACCCTGCTTGACAATGTCAAAAAGATGTTGCCAAGTGCCTGTTATGCCTTGATTTTGTTCATGTAGTTTGATTTGATAACCATGACTTTTGGCCAAGGCTGTGATAGTATCGTTGCACCTGCCTTGTGGAAAATCATCAAACAGGATTTTGGTTACTTGACAGCCTTGACTATCCAGCAGCTTTTGACTTTTTAAAGTTTTAGCAAGATATTCCAAGCGATTGGTGCTAAACACCACTTGGCAGATTTTATAAGTCATGCCGGTTAGAAGTTTTCCGTGCAAAAGAAAAAAGTTTGAAACAAACGCCCGTTATGCAAGTTGTTACCAAAGTAATCCAAGCTGGCATGATACAAATCGCCGCGATAGATAATCAAGCGATTATATCGATTGCCAATCTTGTCCACTAAGTCCCATTTGGTCATGTCATAGCCGTCATATTGATTGCTGAAATCCACATCATGACAGGCGCCAGTTTCACGCCAGCGATAAAGACCTGTGCCAGCTGAACAAGGAGCATCAGGTGTTAGATAACACACCGCAGCCCAACTTTTCAAGCCGTCGCTGTGAATCCAAGTTCGGTCTTGGCTTGTGGCAATCTGAAAAGACCCGCAGTAACCTTCACCCTGTTCGGCTCCAAATGTATTATTGATTTTGCCAGCCCAGGGCATCCAGTATTCAATAGCTTGTTTGACGTCTTCTGTCCAAAAGCTACGAGTGCGGCGCCCGGGAAAGTTACCAGTTACAGAAAAATCCTGACTCAGTGCAAAGTTCCGTACCGAGTCAGGATTGTTGTAGAAATCATCAATTACGATTGATGTCAGTTGCATGCAGTTGAGTTCCATCAATGATTTTGTCAAAGCCTTCGGCTTGGCTGGGCATGGTAAAGCCCTGGCCCATGGACACTAGGACGTGTTGTGGAATGATTTTGCCAGGACGGCTGTTCAGCCTACGTTGCCATTCCCGGGTATTAGGCACTGGAAAGTAAACAGCAACCTTTTGATAAGTTGCGGGAATTTTCTCCAACTTGCTTTTACGACTGTCAGGCGTGAGATTGGTTTGGTCCCAGACAATATCGCGATTGTCAGCAATAGCCTGCTGCAAACGCTGATTCATTTCCCTAGTAGCTTGCTTGATGACTTTCTTAAACACGTCGTTGTAGGTTTTTCCCAATGCAGCAGCTTCGCGTTCGATAATGTTATCGGTGCTGAGCAGGGTGGTGCGATTCCAATCGATATCACTGTCACGCAACCAAGTGGTTTTGCCACTTGCAGGAACACCAACCAACATCCAAAGAGTGGGCATGAAATCACCTCATATGCCAAAGACTTACATTTGCATTATAACTGCCAAATGCAATTTTGCAAGCTTGATTTTGCCGGTAGGACCAGCTGTTAGGTCCAAAGATGTTTGCGAACTTTTACCAACCTGATCAGGTAGTCCTGATCCTGTTGATCGTATTGCATTTCAATATCATGCAACCGTTTCAGGGCAATGTCAGCCTGTTCGCTGTCGTGTTCATCTAATGGATCGCGTTGCTTGTTCTCGTAGTTTTCTCGATAGTAATCGTTCCATCCGCTAGCTGCATAGGGCTCCACACGTAGGGGACGTTCTTGTGTCCACCATATGTAAAGGTCGTAAATTTCACGAGCTGCCTGCGCTTGGCTGATGTTCACATAAGCTTCATCAACATGCTCATCGAGGCTCATTTCCCATTTGAGATATTCCAACCCGGCTTCGGGAACCCTGTGGCTGAAAAATCTAAACGGGCGGCGAGCATACCAAGGTCTAGGATCAGTATTTTCGCTAAACACATATTGCATGTGGGCTTTTTCAATTTCCACAAAATCAACCAAAATGGCAAACATGCCATGCAGCATGCGAGTGTCGCCATCGTGGTAAGTTCGAGGAAGCCCTGTGCGAATAACATCGTAACGATTGATCCAGCGCATGCGCAGGTTGTAGGGCATGCCTGTGAACCGCTGTTTTACAGGTGCTAGCATGTCAGGTAGTGTTTCACAAAACCAGTAGGCAATAGGACGCTGGGCACGCTGCTGGGCATGCCATGCTCGCCATTCTGCACTGGTTAAAGCATACGGCACTTGCCAGTCTAGAAGTTTGTTAAACATACCTTACTTATCCAATGTTATAATCTCAGGCCGCCAGTTGTTGTTTTCACGGGGATAGCCACGGGCGTTGTTGATATATCTGCATCCGTCAATAACTTGATCCTGACGATCATGCGTGTGTCCAAAACACCACGCCCGCACGCGATCTTTGTTGATTTCCTGCATGCGAGTGTTGGCAAAGCTGCCGTTGAGCTGAGTCCAAAGTGGATTTTGCGGCTGTTGCCTTAGCAAAAGAGCGTGCGGTGCATGATGCGTAACAACTACGACAGGTTCCCGGGCAGCAGCAAGCTGATTTTCAATGTAAATTGCATCACCCAAGGCCGACATTTCCACCTCTCGGGCTTTGTCAGTTTTGTCCCAAGGTATGTAACGGGCATCACTCATGTTTTCCAGATAAGCTGCCACCTGTTGCTGCTTGCTGTAAGGCACGCCAGCTTGAAAATCATGCCATCCTGTAGCCCCGACAAATGTCATGCCATCCAAAGTCACAGTGTTCTTGTCGAGGAAATGCGCACCCAGTGACAGGCTCCAACGGCGATAGTGTTCTGCTATTTCCTGTGTTGTGCGAGGATAAGGAAACTGAGTTTCCAGTTCACGATCCCACAAGCGTGTGCTATGGAATCCCGTGTTATAGAAATCATGATTTCCCGCCACCCAGATCAGTTTGGGAAAACGTTTATGACATTCAGCAATCCAGCGACTGGTAGCACGAACGTCGTTGTCAATATCACCAGCAACAACCATGACCATGTCGCTGGG